AGAGGAACTTTTTGTAGATAGTATATAATCTCATCAATTCCTTGTAGAATCTCATCTTCTTCATTCGGTGAATACATTTTTTAACTCCTTATTGGGATGTTTGACCTTTCGAGCATAGTCTACTACACTTTTATGTCTTTGTAAAGGTTTAATTGGTGTGCGACACACAGGACGTTGTATTTTCACAACAAAAGATATTTTTTTACTCATTTTATCTTCTCATGTTAGATATTTCTACGGCTTCCGTGTTATTAAACACAGGAACAGCGTTTGATTTGTGAAGCGTTGCAATACCGATGACTTTATCACCAGTATAAACTTTTGGAGGTGCTTTGGGAGCTGAACCCGTGTCTGCTGAATTGAGACTAGGGTAATATGGCGTTTCTCGGACAAAAGCTTTTGGTGTGTTAAATGTTTTAACACTCTTACTAGAGAAACTGGAACGGGAAAAGCTCGGCATTGGCTTGTTTACTTTATCAAGCCATTGCTGGTATTCCTCACGCACCTGCTTTGGTGCTAACTTTCTTTTAGACTTCTTAATTGTACCATGAATAATCATAAAACCTCCAACAGAATTATGATTATAACACAGCTACATTTTAAAGTCAATATGCGTGTTGTTTTTACACAACACTAGTTACGGGGATAATTATCTTCATAATCCTCATAATCTTCTTCCATGAGTTCTTCTTCGTATACTTGACGCAATATTTTTTTTCTTGATACTGAATCAAATCTCTGTTTTCTAGATTCGTAACCGGAGTCCTCAGAAAAATCTCCGTTTCTACGAAATCTACTATCCAACTTAGTCAATTTAATTTCTCCTACTTTTTGACTTTAAAAAACAAACACCTCCCCAAACGGGGACAAAAAAAGAATTATGGAATACATTTTAGATTATGGTAATAGTTGTGGAAAGGCTTCTTTAACGAATTTGTAGTCTAGTCCCTTGACACCTTGGTCTTTTTTGAAGATACCAACAACCACTTCTGCTTCACGTGGTTCTAGGGATTCTAGTAATTGAATAATTAGTTCGTTTCGCTTTCGATCATCTAGTTTCTCTGCGGTTGCATCACCTTTTCGGAACAAATATAACTTTCTCATTTCGGTGGAAAGTTGACAAGGTGAGTTGCCGGGAATAGTTGATTTGGATCCCATATAGTTATCAGGAACATCGGTAATTTTCCATTGCCAATCTGGATGGAATGTGAGTTGCAATACATCAACAAGTACTTTTGTTAAGTTCTTTTCAATGACTGCCATTCTCTCTTTTTTGTTCTTACATTCTTCAAACTCATCAAATATTTCATAAACATTTTTCATTAGAATTCCTCAATTACGTCCATTAAATTTTTAAGTTTCTTTTCGATAAAATAGTTCAATAAACCCGAACGTGATGCAACAGGCACCGTATCGTATGTATTTATAATTTTATCTTTTAACTCATTAGGAATGTTTGTCAGGTCAATGAGTGTTTGATTGCGTGAAAAACCAACACGTGCTTCTTCTGATTCCCATTTGTCAACATCTTCATTCAGATATTTTTCAATTATACCCTTAGTGATTGCCTTCTGGCGCAAATCACGAACAAAACAATCACTCGGTGAAAAGATGTTAGGAATGCCATCACCTTTGTCACCACGAATAATCTTCTCTTTTAATTCAAGAGCAGGATTTTCTGATTTAACATACTTCTTCATTGAAGGATTATATTGTTTTACATTAGAACCATAACGTTGCAATTGCAAGAAGTCTCCATCACTAGAAAGAATTAGAATCTTTTGGTGTGGTGCATACAATGGTACTAAAGTACCAATGATATCATCCGCTTCTGCTCCCTCAACATCCACCACTTTATATGGAAAGTGTTCACGGAGTTCTTGCTTGAATTTTGCAAGCATATCAAAAATCAGGTGCCAATCCAAATCGGATTTCTCACGTGCTTTTTTGCGGCCTGCTTTATAGAATGGAAAGTATTCTTTTCGCCAGTATTTACGGTTATCGCAACAGAGTACGACTTCACCATATTCATTTTTAAATTGTTTGATGTTGTACCGCAAGGTATTCAGAATCATATGCCGTACAAGGTCTTCTTCAATCTTGATACCTTTTTGTGCATTAATCTGAGCCATCAAACCACCAAGTAGTACTTGGTTCAAGTCAATTAAAATCATTATAAACCTTTTTAGTTTCGTGTAAGGCCTATTCTAACATGCACCTTTGAGATTGTCAAGCCAGTGTTTGACTATTTCTTCGGATGTTGTTGTTTTCCGTGCAATTATACCATACCAACCACTTGGTATTAAATTGGAAATATATTCCAGAGGATCACCTAAAATTGCCGCAAAGTGGTCAAGTTTGTCGAATTTTTCTTCATCTTCTTCGTGGTCCTGAAACAGTATAATATCATATAGTTCACCGACTTGGTTTCCACCAACTTTTTCACCAGGATTTGTATAACTGTTTAGTTCAACTTTTATTTGTGATTCTTCTTCTTCATTTTCAAAAAATGTTAATACATCAAAGCTTTTATTTTTGAGATGTTTTAGATTTTCTAACATTAATTATTACTTTCTTATAACTATCTTTTGCATAATTTTTGTATATGTGATTTTCTGACTCTCACCATAATCCATGTATTGTAATAATCATCACTTATCAATGCATCACTGATAAACTGTTCTTTTGCTTCGAGATAACTACATTCACCTTTACTTTCACATAAATGTGTTATTTGACGTTTGAAATTTTCAGCACCATGAGTTTCAACATCTTTCTTTAGTTCTTCATTTGAACCATAGTAAGTCTGCCAATCAGATGGTGCTTTATATTTCTTTTTTTTACCTTTGACCTGTTTGGTCTTAGAAAAGTAAAAGAGTTTTTTACCAATGTATTTTCGATTAGTTACTAGGTTTGTTATTAGATAAACAAACCCATAATTTTCACCAACCAGGTCTTCAGTAAAATCGTTGTTGTTGTATTGCCAGTTTATGTGTCCCATTCCTCATCCATATCATCACTATCATCTATATAGTCTTCTGATACGGAGAGTTCTTCAATGGGTTCACCACAGAAGGGACAATGTTCTGGTAAGTCTGTTGATACGATTTCTTCAACATAAGAAACTTCATATGTTGATTCACAAGATGCACATTCGGCTGAAACTGATTTTTCCATTTTTATTCCTTAATTGGCCCAAACATCATTCCAATTTCCAGAAAGAGCTCCCTTCGCATAATCGGTTGCTCTATTCTCAAAAAAGTTTGTATGTGTTGGTGCGTTAATCATTTCCTCTACCCACGGTAAAGGATTTCTTTTCACTTTAAACACACCTTTAAGTCCCAAAGAAATTAAACGGCGGTCTGCAATATAACGAATATACTTCTTAACTTCCTCTTGCGTTAACCCTTCGATTCCGCCAAGGCTGAAAGATAGTTCAATAAACTTGTCTTCCAATTCGACCATGCGTTCTGCAATGGTGTAGATTCTTCCTTTGAGTTCGTCATTCCATATTTCCTTATTTTCTTCTATGTAGGTACGGAATAACTTAATCATATTTTCGGCATGTTGGGTTTCATCCACAATAGACCAAGTAACAATCTGGCCCATGCCTCTCATCTTGCCCATGCGTGGGAAATTCAATAACATAATGAATGATGAGAACAACTGCATACCTTCAGTAAAGGCAGAGAACACAGCAATGTGTGCCGCAGTATTTTCTTTAGTTGAATTCTTCAAAGAGATATCTAGAACATAGTCGTGTTTCTCTCTCATCTCTGCATATTCTAAAAATTCATTGTATGTTGTTTCAGGTAAACCTAAAGTTTCAATCAAATGTGAGTATGCAGCAATGTGTAAGGCTTCACGTGCAGCGAAACCTAGAAGCATCATTCTCACCTCAGGTTGCGGAAAGTAAGGTAGATAATTGTTGACATAACCACCAGCAACGTCAATGTCACCTTGTGTGAAGAAACGAAAAATGTTTGTGAGAAAAGTTTTTTCTTCAGTTGTTAATTTCTTCTTCCAATCTTTAACATCTTCCATCATTGGAACTTCTGTGTGGAGCCAATGACTTTGTTCATGTTTTAACCACGCATCATAAGCCCATGCATAGTTAAATGGTTTAAAATAATTTCTTTCGTCTGTAAGTTTTATATCGTGTTTCTTAATCATTTAATGAATTCCTGAATTTGGTCGGCCATTAGTACACCCGTTTTACGTTTAACTTCTTTACCGTCTTCAAATAAAATTAGTGTAGGTACTCCACGAATACTATAAAAGGTGGCGGCCGCTTCATCCTCTTCAATATCAATATTAACCAATTCAACTTCACCCATATCGACATGTTTGAAATTATTTGATAACGATTTACATGGAGCGCACCATTCAGCTGAGAATTTTAATAGTTTTTTCATTTTTATCCTTCGCAGGCTATGCAGTCATTACCCATGGCAATTTCTGTCATATCCAATTCCTTAATTACTTGTCTTTCGATTCTTTTGGATACTTTATCTGCTTTGCCAATCTTTTCAGAACGGCAATAGTAAAGTGTTTTTAATCCTTTTTTCCATGCCATAAAATGAATAGCATGAATATACTTAATGTGTGCATCTGGCCTAAAGAATAGATTTAGTGATTGTGCTTGGTCGATGTGTTCTTGTCTGTCTGCTGCAAGGTCGATGACCCAACGTTGGTCAATTTCCATAGAAGTTTTGAAAACTGATTTTTCATCATCAGTAAGAATATCAAGATGCTGGCAGGAGCCATCATTAGCAATAATAGAACTCCAAGCATCAGCATAAGATTGTTCATTTCCATTTGTCTTTTCCTTTACGATAAAATCCAACCAACGGTTCTTATTCAGATGTGAGCCAGAAAGCGTATCCTGACGATAAGCGTTAGCACGATAAGGTTCAACACTAGGGCTAGTATTTCCCATAATGATAGACGAAGAAGCATTTGGAGCAATAGCCATAAGATGACTAAAACGTTTACCAGTGCCACTAGCATCTGGAGCCTCACCTCGTTCTTCACCCAATTTAAGATTCGCTGCATCTAATTTGTCCCGAATGTTTTTGAAGATTTTTCTATTTGATACTTTTGCAACAACACTCTCAAAGGGAATTTTGTTACGTTGTAAGTAAGCATGAAACCCAAGAGCGCCAATACCAATGCTACGCTCACGTTCAGCAGAATATTTAGCTCTGGCAATTGAACTTGGAGCGTTATCAATAAAATACTGAAGAACGTTATCAAGCATTTCTGCCACATCTTTAAGGAATAGTTCATTGTCTTTCCATTCATCATAAGTTTCAAGATTTAATGAAGACAAACAGCAAACAGCAGTACGTTCTTCATTGGTCGGTAAAATAATTTCAGAACACAAATTCGATTGATGTACTTTCAATCCTTTTTCTTTTAACCACTCAGGTAGAAAACGATTACTTGTATCAATAAAATGTATATATGGTTCACCCGTGTGCATACGTAGTTCAAGAATCATCTGCCATAACATCTTGGCTGAAACCACTTCTCTCACTTCTTTTGAGTTTGGATCAATCAA